GGTCTTCACCGGGGCATTCTCCTGGATATCCTTCCTTGCCTGTGTCCCTGCCTTCTTCACTGCTTTTTTCATATCATCCGCAGCAAGCTGTGCATACTCTTCCAGTCCTTCCATGATCACATCTGCCATCTGGCTGACTGTACACCTGTCCCCTGCCATGCTCTCACCTCCGGGCCTTCCTGCATGTGAATTTCAGACACTTCTTCTTATAATTCAGATGATCCACACTCACAATGTCGTACACCTGATCCCGAAACAGGATCCTGTGGGTAACAGACCGGATACATGCAGTCTTTTTACAGTACCGCACCGTCACAGTCATCCCCACATCTTCCACCACAGTCCCTGCAGTTTCTGCTTCCCTGGAACTGGCAAGCCCATCACCGCCTATCATTGCAAAACAGCAGTAATCCTCTGTCCACTCATTCCTGTGATTCCCGATCCCGTCCTTCACAACAGAACACTTCTGAAAAATCACCTTTTCATTCATCAATGCAATATTCAAAACAACCACCTCAGAATCCCGGTTTCCTCACTCCAAACAGCAGGCTCCGCAGATCCAGCACCAGCTGATGGTGATCTGCGTCCTCCCTGTGTTCATACAGATAGGCAGCCGCATACTGCACGGCAATCTTCGTCCCCTGCAGATCTTCAAACTCATCCTCATCCGTGATCCTTGCCACGTCCATGCAGATCTGCTGCCCCTGCTCGATCAGATCAGAAAGCAGCACATCATCATCGTCAAAATCCACCCGCAGGTAATTTTTCATTTCCTTCACTGTCACGATCACAGGACATCACCTTCCATTTCCACCATATAAGAAGCATAGCTGCTCCAGCTTTCCGCAGTCTGGTAAACATCCAGCCTTCCCTTCGGGACATAGAACTTACAGTCCTTTGGAAGCCCAAGAAAAGTACCTGTCGTTGTAAGCTCCGGCGGCGAATCCGGAAGAAAATAATATCTTTTCATGCACTGGCAGTTCTCGAAACAATATCTGGAAACCGTCGTCACACTTTTTGGAATTACAATCTCTGTTAATGTATAACAGCCTGAAAACAAGGAATCCACAATCTCAGCAATTCCATCCGGAAGAACTACTTTCTCCAGCATCCGGCATTCCTGAAAAGCCCCGTTCCCGATCTTTCTGAGTCCTTTCGGAGGAATCATTTCTGTTATACAACAGCAGGACTCGAACACATGCCTTCCGATATCTGTTACACCATCCGGGAGAGTCACTTCCTGTAAGGTAGTGCATTTATCAAAAACATAGTCCCAAAGCCGGGTAATTGTATTCGGAACAGATATATGTTCCAGCTGTACGCAGCCATCACAAAAATAGCCGGGCAGCATCCCTTTTTCTTCCGGAAGCCCGAGAAATTTCAGACTGCAGCATTCTTTTACAACACCATTTCCCCATTCGACGGCATTTCCCATTGTAATGCTTTCCATCCTGAAAAAGCTGCAGAAACAATAATCGCCCAGTTCCCTGACCTGGCTTCCCACTTCTATTTTCCGCACAGCTGACAGGTATTTCATATTTTCCCGCACACTGCTTTTCCCTGATGTAAAAGTATATGAACCGGCATTATAGTTTCCAAAAAAACAGACCTGGTTTTCCCCCTGGGGCAGGAAACGTATCACATACTCTCCCGGTTCACTGTACCTGTGTGTCAGCGTGATCTTCGTGTAATTCCATCCTTCTGCAGTCTCCGGTTCACTTCCGTCTCCCCAGTCCACCTTTACGCCATGATCCTCACTCTG